TCAGAGTAATCAGACAGAACAAGATTATATTCTTCGTGCTTTAACGCCGATGCGACTGGAAGACCAATTCCTCCAGCTCCAAGTATTAGTATGTTAGCCATTATTATTATCCTGTAAAAGCAGCTCTGGCTGCATCCACCCCTGAGCTGAATCTCCGCAAACTCTAGCGGCCCTGTCATCAATATAAAGAAACGCTCTTGGCTTACCCATTCTTACTTCGTGCCTTTTAACGCCATGTCTATTCAGCCAGTCAACCAATTCAATATATCCTGACTCATATTGTTTAGCTAGGTTTCCAAACTCTAACTTGTCATACCTAGCAGTCATTATTATTATATAATAACCCTCTTCATGTCTTTTGTTAACCCATTGAATTCCATATCTTAAAGGTTTTGAGTTTTTGTAATCGCACCCATCTGTGTCTGCAAGAACCCCGTCCACATCAACAACAATAGTCTTTTCTCCGTCAGGTATGTTGAGGGTTACTTCCATTATGCTCCTGGGTCTTGATAATAATCTATGGTATGGTCTTTGTATGTGTCTTCAGCAATCACAGTATCCATGCCACACTTCTTTGTTTTGTCTGCCACATATTGACAGATTGTGTATGGCTCACCCGTTCTTGGATTAATTTTACCAGAAGCGTGTTCTGTTTTTCCATAATGGCAAAAACTGTTGCACTTCCATCTGTTGTATCCCGTGAGTAACTGTGGCCTTACGACATTTTTTATTTCTTCAAATCTTTTCCTTAGCATGTCCTTTGTAGCGTCTATATCAGAATCGTCATAAGCCATGGTGAAAGGACCGCCGTCATTTATGAAATATATGCTCGGAACTATTTGTTTTGCTTCTGGGTATAGATGCGTAAGAGCGTAGTGATAAATTCTGAGCTGAGGGTCTCCGCAAAGCTTCCAGAAATCTTTAATCTCTCCTGTAGCCCAGTCTTTTCTCATCCCTGTTTTCCAATCAGTGGCTTCGTAGACTCCGTTTCCAGCATCGGTGATAAGGTCAACTGTTCCTTTTATAGAAAGGTTGCCGTGAAGCCTTGAACCATCTGGCATAGTATAATCGTATTCTGCCCAAGGCTCATCAATAGTGATATCAAAGTGCGGTTCAGCATCAACAATGTCTCTTTTCCTTGGGTCGTAATCGCCGTCAGAATATTTAATAGCTTTCCAAGCCCATTTCTCACAGTCTCTATAATCTTTTTCGCTAAAGTCATGTATTGATTTTTGTGTATAGTAATCGAAAGAGAGTCTGCTTAATTCATTCACAAACAGCTCTTCATGAATTCTGTTTGTTGGCTGTTCGCCAAGCGCATCGTCATCGAAGGACTCTTCGCTTTCCTGTTCCGCTTTCTTGCCTTGAGCTAAACATTCAAGAACCTTATGTACTATCGTTCCTTTTTCAGCCTTTTTTCCTCCAGGAGAAGGCACTCCTAAAACATAAGAAAGAAAGTATTGCTGGGGACACATTCCATAAGTATTGAACGAGCTGCTTCTAAAATAAGTAATTATCATAATTTGTTCAGCTATTGCTGCTTCCTGCAACCGCCTTAAAATCAACAACCTTCCAGTCTATTAGTTGGTTGTAGACGGTTTCGTTTTGCTCTTTTATGCTCATTTCATGATTATCAATAGTAGCGTCAAAATTATCGTAATTATCTAAAGCCGTCTCGCTTCTATGCTGGTCTTGTTCTCCAAAAATATTTCTTGTAAGCCTTATGACTTTACCTCCGGCGTTTTTTATTCCGTTTGCCTCGTTAGGAAACCTGCAGTCCACTATGACAGCTAGCTCTGGCTTGTCTTTTTCAATTTGCCTTATAGTGGAATCAACCCAAACTTCGGGATAAATTTTACGAAAAAAGTCTGTACCTACATATTGCATTACTTCTCTCGCTGTCATTGGGCATGAGGTACGCTTTTCTTCATAAAAAATCATGTCTGACCAATTGAATTGTGTCAGGCTGCTTTTGTCCTTTTCTGTTCCGTAGCACTGTCTTTCCGTTAGACCTAAAACATTTACACACAACCTTTTCAGACTGTCTGCAAAACTATATATCTTTACCTTATTCCAAACATTTTCTTCCATATATTTTATCATCTCTGGATGAATGCTGTCCACAGGGAAGACACACGGTTTCAGAGTCCCGTCCTCTTCCTCGTATGGGACCACAAGGCTACCATAATCGTCAATTGTTGCATATTCAACAACCTCATTAGAAACCATAGCACAACCAAAGAGGAAATTACCTATACTGGTTTTTCCAGACTGCTTCTTACCTGAAATTCCTATTATTTTTGTCATATTACTGCTTTTTCTATTATGGGCTTTATGTCTGAGGTTATCTCGTCTTGATTCAATTCTCCAGCATCTTCTTTAATTTTAGGGAAATACATCCTGTACTGCCTCCCTAGCTGTTCTTTTAGTTTTTTGGCTCCTTCTCTACCAGCCTTATCTGAGTCTAGCATCACAATTATTGATAAAGCCCCAGACCTATCTAGTAAAACTCTTTGAGGGTCAGTTAGTTCCGTGCCAAACAAACCAAGGCTTATATTTATTTCGTTTTCTTCTAATCTCCAAACATCCCCTGCCCCCTCCACCAGTATTGCGACTCCGGTTTTTTGTATGTGCGGCAGTGCAAACCAATAATTATAAAGATAGTTTGTTGACTGAAAACTTCCGTTAAGCCATTTTTCACATTCTTTTATTTCATAGTGAGTTTTTGGACATGTTGATTTTGGGTTGTGCCACTTATTGCATTTATCGCATTGAGAAAATATAGACCTCCCCAAGAAACCGGCAACATACTGATATTTGTCGTCATATACAGGAACAACAACCCTATTCTTTTTATTATATAACCCAACATCATATCTGTCAAGTATTTCTTTCGAGTAACCTCTATTAATGTAGTATTTGGAAGGTATCTCGATGGTATTTCTTAGCTTCTCTCTACTCCATCCACTGGCTTGTTGCTTAGGAGCCACGCTCAGCCTTCTCATAGAAGATATGTACTTCCTTCTTTCTATGGTCTCTGAGTCTGGTTTTTTTATTTGCTGTATTTTATCATACCCTAAAAATTTCACTAAAAAGTTAACAGCGTTTTTGTAGCTAACATGCCCACCCTTTTGATTTGACAGGACGCCCCTAACGAATCCAATTAAAGTTGAGCCATAAAGCAGTTTGTTGTTTTGCCCCTTCTTTTTTTCACAGTGATGAGTTCGACAAACCCAATATCCTCTCACCTCTTCTCCTTCCGGATAAAGATTCCAAGCACTAAGGTTATCGCCCCCATGAACAGGACATGGACCTACAAGCATTTTCCCATTAGGTCTAAAATCAACATTAAGCTCAGACAGAAGTTCTTCGATATTGGCACAGGCCATATCTTTAATTTCTTCTATCAGCTCATAATCAAAATGTAGGTCTTTGCTTTTCTGCATGTCATTTACCAAATGGTATGTCGTCTACTTCGTCCGATACGTTTTCTGGCTGTGGATTTATTCCTCGCTCTAGCTCTCTTTTTATTTTTAGTTTTGTTTTACCCTCTGTTATTCTTGCTTTAGCACCTTCCATTTGCATATTTATGTAGTCGCCTCTAGCCATTCCAGGTCCGTGCCTGTGCTTTATTATAACAAGCTTATGTGTTCCGTCTTTAGGGTCTGAGGCCTGTAGCTCTTCGTCGCTTTTAGGCTTGAATATGGAAAAGTTTGTAGTTAACCACATGACCCTATCAGAGCCAGCTACAACGTCAGAGGTTTCCTTGTCAATTCCATCACGATTTAGTTGAATCATGGTGAATATAGGGACATCATTTCTAACTGCCAAATTATGCAAAGAGGTCATCATGAAACCTAGAACTTGATATTCTTGAACTCCAATCTTTAAATCTTCTCCATTCATGAGTTTTACATAATCATATATAATCATACAATCTTTTGTTCGACCGTCATCCTCAAACCCAACATTCTTGTGAATCCATCTTCTTATTATAGCTAGGCTTTCTTCAAACGGTATTCCTGAAATATTGATGTAATCAATGGGAAGTTTTTCTATTTTATCTAAAGCCTCCTCCACCCTTTTTCTTTCAGAGAAGTTTTCCCCGCACCTTCCGCTTTCAAGGTCGTTGATAGTTACGTCAGAGTAGTTTGCCCCTAGTCTGTACCAATGGTCCTCATCTGACATCTCGGTGTCGAGATAAAGAACTGGAATATCAAGCTCCGCCAGATGCTTCGCCAAGTTGTCAGACAGCATGCTTTTTCCTACGCCACTTCTGGCGCCTATCATACTCACTGCCTTTCTCCTGCATCCTCCGCCAATAGCTTCATTGTAAGCTGGCCAGGGAGTGGGCAATCCAATAACCTCTGTTGGATTGTCTAGCCTGTCCATAATATGCTCTCGCATTCCTTCGCTTAGTCTTTGAGGGTCAGTTCCGCTTGAGCTAGTGAGCTTGCTTGTAAAATCAAATATACACTTCTCAGCTATTCCCAATATATGTTCTATTGGCTCATCTCCGCCGACATCATTCAAAGAAGAGTCGGCATCCTTCATCTGCTGACGAAGCATTCTCGTAATTTCAAGCTTGCTAATCTTTGCGCTAAAAGAGCGAACATTCTCTAGCAACACATGTGTATTAAAAATACTATTTAGATGATTAATCTCGTCTTTTTTTTCTACTAGCCATGAATAGCCGAGGTCTCTTGCAGCCGAGAAAACAGAGGACTCGTCGAGTTTCTTTAATTCTTTTTCTTCAAAAAGATGAGAAAAGCATTTGTATATTGCCTGATTTGACCTATCTGTAAAGGAGATTGGAGTTATCATTGGGGCAACGTCAAGGTAAGCGTCAAGCCCGTAGCAGTATAGACCGGCAAGAACGGCTCTTTCTGCGGCAACATTCCTGTTACATTTATCAACGTCTGTCACGACGACCCCCCTTAACAGTGCAGTCGTTGCATTTCCAAGTGTTATCGGATTGTGAATCCGAATATCCAAAGGCTATTGAGGATGAAACTTTAATGATTTTATTGCAGGATGAGCAAGTCGCATCAATTAGTGATGTGTTATTCATTCCAAGTTCTTTTCTTTTGTTCCTTGGCGTAATTGTAACGCCTTCATTTTTACCAGTCATTTTTTCCCCAGTCTCTGGGTCAATAAGGTCTTCAGTCATGTTATCAATAAATCCATTCTCACTGACTCCAACAACATTTTTTAAAACATTTGACCCAACAGGCTCGGACCTCATTCGTCTATCGCTAGTGGACGTAGAACTATTGTTTCTCGGAGGCGCTTTGAATTCATTATACCTGTCTTCTATAACCTTGTCAATATCTTTATCTAATAATTCTTCCTCTTGCTCTTGTGGGGCGAGTTGATTCTGGTATTTAAGCTCTTCTATAGAATACTCTTTACTAAGAACGTCCTCTTCTTCTTTTTCATCCTCTTCGACCACAGCATTCGGGACGGATAGTGGTTCTCCTGTTATGTTTGTATAAAGACCGCATATCAACTGCCAGTCTTGCTGCTCTACAGCTATTTTTAGTATTTCTGAAAAATCAGGCATAGTTTTGACCTCTCTTCATTTCTTGGTATTTGGTTAGCTTATCAGCCTGTACCCTCAATGAGTTGGGTAGGTAAATGAGGCGTGAGTGATAGCTACACGCTTCGTCGGCTATTTGCTGTAACCTCTCAGCAACATCATCCTGCTTTACCGCATAAGCTCTCTTTAATTCATTTTCCATATATCGTGTAATTTGATTTTTGATTATTGGGGCTATGATTGTGTTTATTTTCCTATTACACCAATCTATCTTTGACTGTAAAACATTAATTTGAGACTGAACAAAGGTAGCCTCCTGTACAAGCAGGTACGACCCTTCTGCACACTCCTGTTCCGAAAGTTTATTCAGTAACAGAGGACTTATATTTATCCATCTATTAACTTCGGTTGGACCTAAAGAGCCAAGCCCTACTGCAACCTCGAATTGCTTTAGAGCTTTCTCTACTTCTTCCCATCTCTCATCAAGACTCTGATATAATGTCATCCCAGTCATTAACCTTATCATATGGTAAAACTATGTATTTAATATTATTCATATCACACCAACTCTCTTTCTTAGAGTCATTTTGCTTTGACTTCGCAAAGCCCCATCTGTCTTCGTGAAAGTGCGCAACAAACTCATAGTGCTGTCTGCCGTGGACCTCAACAACCGCTTTCCTGTGGGGGAGGTAAAAGTCTGCGTATTGTTTAGTCCCTGGCAGGGGCACTTCTTCTAATATTCTTTGTGTCGGATATAATTCTTTGAGTAACCTTCTAGCGTGAAAGTGTATTTGGCTTCTCTTTCGCACATCATCCAAATCAGGCTGATGCCCTGTTGGGGGGAAGTTGTGTTCCTTGCCGTTAAAATCTACTACCTTCATTTTTAAATTTCTTTTTTGAATATTGGCCTTGTTATATCCCTGTTTATAAATCCAAGTCTAGGATAGTCCTCTGGAATATTATGTTTGTTTTCAACAATCCAATTGCATAAAATTAAATTCGCAATTGACTGTTCGGGCAGATGGTCCTTTAAATAGTTTCCTGTATCTACGCCGTAGTCCATTTCATTCATGTATTCTTCTTTTGAGCAATAATATAGCCAAGTTTTAATAAAATCCATAGACACATCACTTTTTTTGAAAACCAGCAGGTTCACAATACATTGTCTAAAATTAGAAGAAAATTTATAATCCTTTGATAGATTTTTAAGTGTGTATTGCTTGCACCATTCTTCTAATGGTTGTGTGTGGGGCTCTCCCTGTTGACCTGTTTCATAAATCATTGTTGGGACAGACATAGGTATAAAAAAATCAAAACCACACAATTCTAGCCACTGAGGAAATAGTCTGTGTATTTTTTTTATTTCTATATATTTGTAGTATTTTCTGTAATTTATGTCATGATATATTAAAACATCTCCGTCACTTATTTTTTTTATTTCTTCATAAATTATAGCGGGCTTCCACGCCTGATTTCCAACGTTTCCCCAATAGCCACTATTTGGAATTGGCCCTACATATTTATCAGATATTTCTTTTGATACTCTTGAAGGAGTATAAAAAATTATTTTGTCAAAAGACCCCTTTAGTATTTTCTCTATGCCTTGTTTTCTGTCTGTTAAATTCAACCCTTCGTCATGTGGGCGTCCCTCGCTGTAGAATGTCAGAAAATTTATTTTCATTCATTCATTCCCAGCATCTCATATATGTCTTTTTGCAAGCAGTCTAAATAAGTTGGATTGGCTTTTAGCAGGTCGTGCGCCTTATGCTCTCCCTGAGCCTGCACAAGCTTTGACATCTCAGGGGTCAGCTTCCCCTTTTTGTCTACAGACCACTCATCCACTCCCAGCACATCAAGATGATTCTGCATGTATTCTAAAACATACCATGAGCCAGAAACCTTTATAAATCCAAGGCTTTTGCCTAAACTTATAAGTTCTCCGATTACATCTATCCCAATACCATATCTAAGCAAAGACTCAATCTTTCGTCCTGGCGGTATCGGCCTAGCGGTAGAGCGGGTAATCCAGTTTACCTTTTGACCTATCTGCTCTGCATCGTCGGCAGACGAGGCTTTCCAGGGCTGTATGTATGTGCATTCAAGGTCTACGTCAACCGCATATCTAATTTTACGACCACCACTCCTGCTTTTAGTTTTCTGTCCTGGCCTTGCCCTTGTGTTTGCAATCAAATGTTGTATTCCTATAACAATACATTTATTAACAACCACGACTGGAGCTATTCTTCCGATAAATTGAGAGAGTAGTCTGAACCCGCCATCTCCAGTTACATCTCCAATGTCAGCCTGTAGCTGTCTTTCTGTTACAAGCTGAGAGATAGAATCAAGAACAACAACGCATCCAGGGTCATTATGTATAAAATTCTCAGCAAAACTGAGCCACTCTTCTCCGCTAAGGATTTTGCTTTGTACCAAATTTCCCTCACCGTCATCCTCCCTGTATGAGCTTACGACATTTATGTTTTCAAGGTCTAGACCCTCTATTCCTTCTAAATCCCTTGATTTAAGCCTTGCCTCAATGTTTAAGTAGTATATATTTTTACCCATCGACTGTGCGTTTTTACAAATCTGTAACGCCGTTACTGTCTTTCCGCACTTTTCATCTCCGGCAAGAAGGACCACAGAACCTTCCGGTATTCCACCCCCTATGTTTACATCAATAAGAGGAGAAACAGAAACGATTTCCTGTTTATCAGAAACCATTGCGTCCCCACTTCTGACAATGTTTTCTCCGTGTTTGGCTAATAAATCTTTAGCCACTTTGAATGGGTCTTGTTTTGACATCTATATTTTTTAACCTCGATAATTTATTGTCTTTTACTATTCTTTTAGGTACGGACGTTGTGCTTCTTATTTCAAGCTCAACTTCTTTCGATTTCATCTCTGAATCATATTTTGACTGATATTCTTTCAAAACTTTTGAGAAAAAAGTCCCAGCCTTAAATGCTGCAAATGAACGGACATTCCTGCACCTCTTATCTCTTAGGGCTCTTGACACCGCCTCCGGCTTATATACAGCAAGGAGAGATACAGCTATTTGCACCTGTCTGCGAAATATAATTTTCCATTTTGCTAAAACCCAAAATTTGTCTGGAAGTTCTGACCCGTTCTTTTTTGCTATTAATGCGCACAGCCTTTCTGTTATCCACTGGTCTTCGCGTACATAGCCCCCACCATAGTCTGAAAGGAAGCTATTTTTTTCAGTTTTTTTGTTCGCCATAATTATTTATTATAGCTTTGATAACAGTTTTTGTCAATCAGAGGATTGATTATTTAGAATTAGTCTGGAGTCATCTATATCGTCTTGACGATACGCTCTTGACTGTTGTCGCATTTTTAAAAGCTCTGGGGTCTTGTACCACGTATAGGATATTAACCCATTTTTGCAGCATCCGCAAACATAGCAGTGCTTTGTTATATTTTCATCAAATTCTTTATGAGCGCCGTATGCAAAGTAATATCCCTGGATATGTTCGCCGCTTTCTATAGGAATGACATGAGACCTAAATTTTAAATGCATTCCAATTATATTAACGGACTCTGACTCGCAGTATCGAGCAAGCCTTTTCCACGCTACCGCCTCTTTGCCGGACCTCTCGTCGTCCTGATGCACAGTCAATCCATTAGACAAAACCACAACCCATATTGTTTTATCTTCCAGAAAAGAACAGTCTTCTATACAAAGACCGTAATTGTTTTTTGCTATTTGTTCGATTGACATTTTTAATCCTGAGGCCTGTGTATCTTGTCCTTATTGACCTCTTGGTATTTTTCAGCGCTCATCGACTGACCTTGAACTATTTTTCTTGCATCGCTAACTTCTGACGCTTCACTAGTCATAATAGCAACACCATCTCTTTTTGAGATAAATTCTCCAGATTTTGGGCCGCTTCCGAGTCGGTTAATTCTCTGTTCTTTGGTCTCTGTTACGTGGTCCGTGTCTTTTGTTTGAGGGATTGATTCTCTGTATTTTCCAACTGTCTTGGCTCCAACCCCTGGCATTTGCGAGGATAGTTGCTCATTGGTTTTTCCTAAATTGTTTTCAATGTAAAATTTTTCTACATCTGTGAGTTCTCTGGCTTTAGGCATTATTTTATCTCTCTTTCTGCGTGGAGTATCCAGGAATTGTTTCTTGATTCTAAGAATCTTAGGTAAAAGTCAAAACATTTTTTATTTACATGTTGAAATCTCCAGTAATTTTCGCTGCCGAATGACTTTGATTCGGTGCCCTCCGTGTACATACCCCAGGGATTAAATAAAGAGCCGTCTCTACCAGACTTGACGTAGTAAGAATATCTGGGTTGTCCCTTATTGTTTGTATATGTTTGAAGTTTAGCATAGCACTCTTTTGTCTCTGAGTCTTGTGGTTCTCCGCCCACACCAAAGAATTCTATTTTTTTTAAATCTCCAGAAAAATCTATTCCCTCTTCCTCTGTTTTATTTGTTTTAGTTATATATTCTTTACTCATTGACGAATACCCGCTGTTTTGATTATTTGAGTTCCATTTTTTTCTTCAATTCCATCTACGCTGGCGAAATCAGTTCCCCCTACATAAAAATCGCCTTTTATCTCTACGGCATAAGATTTGTCGCCACAATAGCAGCACTCTGCCCGCAGCTTTGTTTTTTTATTTTCTGAATTTTTTACCCAAACCTCAACCAGCTTTTTTGAGCAATTTGAGCATTCAAGTGTTGTTGCTTTTTCATCCATATCGTTAATTCTTAATTACAGAGTCCTTTGCGTTTTTTATTTTTTGTTTTATAATGTCTATGGCTTTATCCTTGTCGTTTTCTTCTATTTTTACAATTATATTATCTACGTCAACAAATAAAGGCTCCGGCTCCGGCTTGCCATTTACAATCTTTGTTCTTGATAGGGTTGTTTCTATTCTTACGTTTGAATACGTTGAGTCTTTTACATAATTATTTTTATCTTTCATTTTTCACCCGTTTCTATATATTTCTTTTTTTGCGCAGGCGTCATTTCCGTTATTTTTTTCATGTTTTTGTCGGATGTTTCCCAGAAATTTTTGCCTTGCTTTTTATTTTTCTTCCTGCCGTGCTTTAGGTCTATTGACTCTTTTTGGTCAGAAGATAGTCTTTCAGTATTCCTGTCCGAAAGTAAGCCTAAAGTTATACTATCGTCCCCAGGCTTATTGTAAACGTGCGGAGAAAATAAAAGCCTATTTAATTTGTTTTTTTTGCAGTTTGGGCATTTTTTTCTGTTTGGCGTCGGCTTTGTTATGCTTTGCTCAACCTCAAGCTCATGGTCGCACTCTTCGCATTTGAATACATAGACAGGCATTATAGGCACTTACTCCACCCACAAGATAAGCACGTAACGCACCCTTCTTGCCTTACTATAGGAGATGTTCCACACTCTGGGCATGCCTCACCTCTCTCCTCTGTTCCGTCTGGTATGTACTTCTTCAAAGCCCTAGAGACACTCTTGGCAAAACAATGCATCTCTCCATCCACCTTTTCTAGTTGTTGAACGATAAAGTGCATGTCGACGCCAAGTCTTAAATAACCAGATATGAGTCGGGTAATAGTTTCTTCGTGGTCGCTACATGCCGCTGTGATTGGAGAAAGCTCTGTCTGGTGGTCATCATCAAATTCAGCCCTATAGATTTTCTTTCTTTTCCTAATTATCTTTCCGGTCTTTATGCCTTTATTTAAGAAGCCGTTCTTTCCGGCGAAAACTTCATATGGCTTATCATCCTTTAGGCCGACCAAAACAAAATACTTATTCTGACGAACACTAATATGATAAACGTCACATGGAAGCTCCTTGGGTCTTTTCTCGTCCTCAACCGCCTCTTCCTTTTCAGACTCTACCTTCTTCTGCTTTGCTTCCTCAACGAGAACACCGGTCCTACAATTCTTTCTGTATACCGTGACCCCTTTACATCCTCTTTCCCAGGCTTCTTCGTAAATCTCTTCCACCTGCTCAACAGAAACATCTTCTGGTAGATTCAAGGTAGAGCTAATAGCGTGGTCGATATGTTGCTGTGCAGCGGCCTGTAGTTTTACTCTTTGCTTCCAGTTTAAATCTTCTGCGCAAGCACCAAACCAGGGAGAGTCCTCAAATTTTTTATCTGGATTCACGTTCATCCAGTCTTGTAGCTTTGGGTGATACACTTTGAAATACATCCAGTGGTCGCCATTTTGGTCTGTCTCATCCACCCTAAAGTCTGTATCCGATGGATACCCCTTCTTCTTTCTGGTATAGGAAGGCATGAACATGGGTTCAATTCCGCTACTAGTTTGACATTCAATGCTAACGCTTCCAGCAGGGGCGCATGTCAGGTTAGATATGT